ACGCTGTAGGGCAACTCTGGTTAATGGGAGAGCATACCGGAGAAATCTGGACCAATACTGGGGATAGTGCTTTTCCCTTTCAAAGAATTGCCGGGGCAAAGATGGAAGTTGGCATTCTTGCCCCTCATACGGCGGAATCAATCGCCAACTCATTAATCTGGGTCGGACAAGACAAGATCGGTAAAGGCATTGTTTACAGGGCGCAAGGGTTTACTCCCAAAGCAATTTCAAATTCTGCGATTGAGAAAAGAATTCAGGAAGCCGGAAACGCTGAAAATATGCGCTCCTATACGTATCAGGAAGATGGGCATGTTTTCTACGTCCTGACGGGCGGAGGATTGGAAACTTCGCTCGTTTACGACCTGACGACAGAAGAATGGCATGAACGGGCATACTTAAATTCTCAAGGAAATTTTGAACAGCATCTTTCTTCCTGTTCGATATTTATCTTCGATAAGCAACTCGTAGGGGATAGAAGGAACGGGAAAATATACCAGATGTCCCTCGATTATTTCGATGATGCGGGCGATGCGATAGCAAGAGACAGAATTTACACCCACATAAGCAATGAAGGCAAAAGACTAAGATTTAATGCCCTTGAAATAGGGTTCGAGACTGGCGTTGGACTTCAGTCGGGCCAAGGATCAAATCCTTTATGTTCGCTCAGAATATCGAAAGACGGGGCAAGAACATGGTCGGATTGGTTTACGTGTAGTATCGGAGCAGTTGGAAAATTTGTTACTAAGGTGGTATTCCGAAGACTTGGGGTTGCCGAGCAAATAACATTCTGGCTGAGAATTACTGAACCTGTAAAAGTCGCGATTACCGGAAGCTATTTAACATGAGTAGCGTCCAGCCGCCCCCGATTATCAACCCGGTTATTGATGAGAGCGGGATTGCCACTCTTCCATGGATACTTTTCTTTGGACAAATATTCAGCGGAGATACAGGAACATCCTGGACGCCGAGCTTTACGAACCTGACAACGGTCGGAACGCCGACAATAACAGGAAGATATTATAAAATAGGCTCTCTGGTTTATTTTTCTATCACTATAACCCCGTCTACGAGTACTTCATCTACAGCAGGCTCTACCTACGTCAATAACTTTCCATTAGATGTAATCACAGATGGGGCGTGTTTTGCAGTTTCCGGTCTGGTCGGGGGTCCGGTGGGGATGGTCGAAGCATCGACAAATAGAATTTACGTCCCCGACTGGTCAGCAGTAACAGTTCCATTGACGGTCATTGGTTTAGTCGAAGCCAGATGATCGAATTCAATTTTGTTCCCTTTCATTTGGTAGCAGGTGAAATCGCTCCCAATGTCGCAAGACATTACAGGGAGATGACTGACGGAGATGATTACGGCCCGCCGAATATAGATTGGGATACGTATATACAAGCTTCCGTGAACGGTCAGTGCATGACCGTAACAGCAAGAGATAATGGAAAGTTAATCGGGTACTCGGTTTATGTGATCGGAAATAACCCGAGATACAAACACATTATAGAAGCCGACAGCAACGGAATTTTCCTAGAAAAAGAATATCGCGGCAAGATCAACTTCTTCAAAGAAGCCGACAAGTTTTTAAAAAAAATAGCGCACGAAACGAACTACACGCTTTCAGACGAGAGGGTGGGGAAGATGCTTGAGCGCAACGGTTACAAATCCTCTTACAAAATATGGAGCATAAAGTATTGATGGAGAAAATAATTAAATCGTGCAGTGGCGATGAGATAATAGTTGACAAAGAAGATTTCAATAATCTGGCTTTCTATCGTTGGTACACAGACGGTGACTATGCGTACAGAAAGCAACATAACAAAAAATTATACATGCACAGAGTTATCAACGGCACACCCGAAAATATGGATACAGACCACATCAACGGCAACAGGCTCGACAATAGAAAATCAAATTTAAGAACAGCCAGCGCGGAGCAGAACGCTAGAAATTCTAAGAAAAGAAGCGGATGCACTAGCAAATATAAGGGCGTTTCATGGTGCAGAATTAGAAAGAAGTGGTTGTCGCACATAAGGATTAATAAAAAGTCAAAAAGACTTGGAAGATTTTCTTCAGAGCTAGACGCCGCAAGAAAATATAACGAAATCGCACTAATCCATTTTGGCGAGTTCGCTAAGTTAAACCAAATAGGAGAACACTAATGGGAAGTAAGGCACTAAAGAAAATATCCGGCGTTGTTCTGCCTAATCTGGGAGCAGTAGGTGGTTTTGCAAATGGGCTTGTTCAAGGCGAGGGTCTAAAGGGGGCTTTAACCGGGGGTCTTAAAAGCGGTTTAAGTACTGCTGCGACAATCGCGGGCGCGAAACTTGCAGGATCAGGTTTCGGAAATTCATTGCTCGGTAATGTAGGAGCATCTAGTGGTGGAGTTAAGGGGGCCTTGTCTGGTGCGGGAAGCGGCCTTTCTTCGCTGACTTCTGCGGTAGGCGGGCTTAAAAACATCCTCTCTCCTGCATCGACTATTTTCAGCGGCATTCAGTCTTATAACACTGAAGACAAGATGAAAAAACAGCTTCAGGATGCCCAGAGACGATCAGAAGCAGCCCTGAATCCTTATGCTCAAGCCGGGAATGAGGCTAACTCTTCTCTTGCAGCGCGGCTTAATGCGGGCTTTGCCCCTGACGATCTAGCAAGCGACCCGGGCTATCAATTCCGTCTAGCAGAAGGACAGAAATCAATTAATAGAAGCTTGGGTGCGCAAGGATCTCTCTTCTCCGGTAAAGCACTCAAAGCAGCCAGCGAGTACGGTCAAGGTCAGGCCGCATCTGAATATGACGATGCTTACAAAAGATGGCTTGCACAAAACCAACAATTGGCGGGGCAGGCAGGACAAGGCCTTAGTGCCGCGAGTGGATTGACGGGTGTTTACGATAACCAAGGGAATATTAACGCTAATGCAACGCTTGGTAAAAACAACATACTGACTAGCACGCTTTCAAGCGTTCTCAATGGAACAGGAAAGAGAAATATCGTCGGATACAGACCAGACGGGACTCCTATCTATGACGATGCAGGCGAGAATTACAAACTGGTGTCCGCATGACCGTAGACCTTTCAGTATTCGACAGACTGAAGACCAAGGCTGATTATGACCGAGCTGAAGAAGAATTTCAGCTCAAACGTCAGCTCGCGACTGCTGAACTCAAAAAAGCCAGCCAGCTCGATATTGATAAAATGGGTGAGGTTGCCTTTTGGAAAGCTGCTCAAGGCGTCGAATTAAGCCCGCAGGAACGCGCAGCGGCGCAATTCGTTGACGCTAAAAGCGGCGGGGTTTCTTTCAACCCTGTTACGGGTGAATTGATTCAAAAGCCGCGCATTTCCGATAAGATTGGCTTTGGAGGAATACCAGCAAGCCAGCCGGAAATTCCGCAACCCGCCCCGATACAAAATATTCCAGAAGAAGCTCCCGATCCGGGTTCCTATGATGCTCTATATCAGGACGCACTGAAAAACGCAGCCGGAAATCCCAAGCTAGAGCAAACAATCAAAGCTGATTACCTAAAAAACAAAACTCAGTACACCGAAGGGCAGTCTAACGCTGCAACTTACGCTGACAGGATGAGGGCGGCGGAGACAATCCTTGAAAATCCTGAAATATCAGCAGCGGGAGCAGATTTAGGTCAAGTGGGGCTTTCTAAAATTCCTATTGTCGGAAATTACCTAGTAAATGAAAAATTCCAGCAGTCAGACCAAGCGAAGAGAGATTTTCTCAACGCAGTCCTAAGACGTGAATCCGGAGCAGTAATTAGCCCTGGAGAGTTTGCAAACGGCAACAGGCAGTATTTCCCGCAGCCGGGAGATAGTGAAGAGGTTCTGGCTCAAAAAGCGCTGAACAGAAAAAATTCACTAAACGGAATTTCAAGATCAGCGGGTCCAGCTTACCAGCCAACGGAAGTTGCGGACCCATACAAAGGCCAGCAGAAAGTCAGTCCTTCAAAAATTCCTATGAAAGCAGCCCAATATTTGAAAGCAAACCCAAGCCTCGCGCAACAGTTCGATGAGAAATATGGGGCCGGGGCTTCTAAAATGGTGCTCGGGAAATGAACCCATTCGATCAATTCGATGAACCCGGAAAACTTCCATTCAAAGGCAATCCCTTTGTCGATGATATCGGTGTTAATCCTATGGATGAGAATGACGTTAACGCAGCCCTTGGAGGCAATCCGTTCGATCAATTCGATGCTCAGGAACCGATAAAAGAAGCCAGTGCGCCAGTAATTAAGGCACCTTACCAAAAAGAAGGTTTAGGCAGAACGATTTTTGACCAGGGCATGCAAGGCGCGACATTTGGCTTTGCCGATGACATTTCCGACCGTGTAGGGGCGACGATGGCGGCACTTGCGAAAGAGCCTAAAGCCTTGATTACAGGAGAGTTTACCGATCCACAGTTGATTGATGAAGTGGCTAATGCTAGAAATAGCACTGAAGACAGACTTTCGAAACAATTCAAAGACCGCCCCGCTACTTCGATTTTATCAAATATAGGGGGTGCGCTTTTTACAGGAGCCGCAGGTGCGACGACAAGGGCCGGAGCCGCTATTGGTAATGCTTCTAGGACTGGGAGCACCGTCGCGAGGGTATTTAAAGGTATACCTGTCGGTGCCGCATCCGGGGCCTTTTATGGAGCGGGAGTTGGCAAAGATGGGGAAAAAACCGAGTCTGCTAGAAGAGGTGCTATTCTGGGTGGTAGTCTTAGTGCTGCCGCTCCTGTCGTTGGTAAGGTTGTAGAAAAAGCACTAACAAAAACTGTCGTTCCCACATCCGAACAAGTCCGTAACCAAGCAAGCAAACTTTATGAGGTAGCCGAACAAAAGGGAGGCGCTCTTTCTGCTGGCGAGGCGAATAAATTCTATAATCAAATCCTAAAAATCCGCCCCCAAACTGTTGAGGGTAAAGTTTTTAAGGGCAAGTCTGCAATCGCGGATATATTCGATCAGATTCCCGACTTAAAAGACAGACCTATGACCCTCCGTGCTGCTCAAGAGGTTGATGAGGCTTTGGGTGATCTTGCCTATGGGACGATGGATAAATTCGGGAAACTTACCTCTGATGGTAAGAAATTCCTCGACATGCAAACATCTCTTAGAAGAACAATCGAAAATGCCGATGAGAGCATGGTTCATGGTGGGAAAGAAGGTTTTGAAGCTCTTAAAGAAGCCAGAAGACACTGGGCCACATCACTGCGTTTAAGAGATGTAGAAAAGATCATTGATAATTCCCAGTATGCCGAACAACCCGCCACAGCATTGAGAACGGGCTTTAGAACGCTTCTCAAAAATCCCGATAGATTAAAAGGCTACACCCCTAAAGAAGTCGCTGCGATTAAAAGAGCGGCGAAAACTGGTATTGTTACGGACGCGCTAAGATTAGCTGGAAGCGGTCTTACACCGATCATTGCAGGAGCGGGCGGAGCAGCAGCCACAGTTCCTATGGGTGGTGTCGGGGCAGCGGCAGCTATTCCGGCTTATCTCGTGCAACAAGCCGCAAAAAAGGCTGGGGTTGTGAGACAGACTGCTAGAGCGAAAGATGTTGCAAAGGTTGTCGCTTCGCGAGTTGGCCTAAATCAAGAGCCACTTCTTACCCTACCGGAAATTATGAAACTCCCCCCTGAACAAGCGAAAAAACTTCTAGCCGCTTCAAGGGTTGCAGGTCCCGGCGCAGCAGTAATTCAATCAAAACGATAGCCCTCTTCGGAGGGCTTTTTTAATGGAGATACCATGACGGCAGTTCTACTGACGGAGCCTTTGCTTCAGTTTTTTGATGACAACGGCGATCCTCTTTCAGGCGGGAAAATCTACACATATGCGGCAGGGACGACTACGCCTAAAGCTACCTATACTGCTGCGGACGGACTGACTCCTAATGCAAACCCTGTCATTCTAGACGCGGCAGGACGAGCGGCGATCTGGATTTCCGGCTCGTATAAAATCGTCGTTAAAACCTCCGCTGATGTAACTATCTCCACAACGGATAACATTACCTCATTCGCTTCCGGAGCAGTAGGGACAACAGTCACCGATACTGGATTTACCGTACAGAACGCTTCCGATCTGACGAAGCAGTTTCAGTTTCTTCTCTCCGGCCTGACTACAGGAACAACAACAGTAGGCACTGTACCCGATGGAAATTTTACCTTCGGAACCAAGGCGAACATAGACGCTCGGGTAACAATCGCTGCCATGACAGATAAAGTCTTATATGGACTGACTTTGTCTAATAATGGATCAGATGCAACGAATGATATAGACATCGCCGCTGGGGCTTGTGTGTCTGATGATGGAACCACCATCATGACCCTCTCAGCGATTACAAAACGCCTTGACGCATCATGGGCCGTAGGAACTAATCAAGGCGGGTTGGATACGGGATCTATAGCCAATGCGACTTATCATCTTTGGGTCATAAATAGACCAGACACGAACGTTACGGATGTTTTATTCTCTACCTCCGCGTCCTCTCCGACAATGCCTTCTAACTATACTAAGAAAAAATGTATCGGATCTATCGTAAGAGCTTCGGCGGCAATTCTGGCATTTGACCAGCATGGTAACGAGTTCATTCTTGACACCCCTGTTTTAGATCACTCCACGGGGGCAACGGCGGGGACTTCAGCAATCACCGCAACTCTTTCCAGCTTACCAACGGGTGTGAAACTTAAAGCCATGTGCAATGGACTGTGTGCAGATAACGGAAACAATGTTTACGTATCTTCCCTGGATAGTGCTGATGTTGCGGCTTCTGCTTCCGCTGCTCCTTTAGCGACATTCGGTAGTGGCGGAACGAATTTTACAGGACAATTTAGCGTATGGACGAATACAAGCGCGCAGGTTCGCACAAGACAGGCCACGAACTCAGCGAATGGATTTAAAATAGCAACACTCGGTTGGAGAGATCCTAGAATTTAGCCCCCAGACAGGGGCTACGGTGTTTCAGCACCGAAACCGCAAGAACAAGCTTGCATGATTTGCACCACAATCACCCCGCTGGGTCGGGGACATCATGCAGGAGTCGCAACTACAAATGGAGTCAAAACTTGAGGATTATATGGCAATAGACGAAGTATCTAAGATGATTGGAAACTTTGAATCATTATTGAAAACACACGGGAATACTCTTGAGGAAATCCGCGACAGCATGGATGAAATGCGTAATTATCAAAAAGAGCAAAACGGTAAAGTTGAAAGAATATCCGCATGGAAGGAGCTTATCACCGATCCTGATGAAGGGGATTTAACTATAGCTGTCAGGAATTCTACCGATTGGGCGGAGACAAAGAAAAAAGTTAAATGGCTTGCCGGTCTTGGGGTAGTTGGTGGCACAGCCGGGAGCTTCAGCTTCGGAAAATTCCTTTCAAATCTTTTAGGCCATTTTAACGCATGACCAGACTCGTTCAATTCCTCGAAAAAAACCTGAACGTTATTTTCGTCAACATTATCTCCGGTGTAGCGATAGTAGGGGTTGCCGGGATTATCGCATGGGTGTGTTTTACGACGAGCGAGAACAGTAAGGATATAGTCCATTTGAAAACAATATGCGGTGTTGGATGAGCTTCACATTCTCCCACAACTCGAAGAACAAACTAACAGGCGTGAATGAAGGCCTCGTACGCTGCGCACAGAAAGCCCTTGAATACGGCCTGATGGATTTCGCGGTAGTTCAGGGGGTAAGGACGAAAGAACAACAGGCGGAATTATACGCGCAAGGAAGAACCAAGCCCGGCCAGATCGTCACATGGACAATGGAGAGCAATCATCTTTTACAGGAAGACGATACCGGCCACGCGATAGATATAGTCCCTGTCATTAACGGAAAGATGGACTGGGATACTTTAGAGAATTTCACCTTTTTGGCGGCTTTGATGTTCAGGGCGGCAATGGAAGAAAGGGTGCAAATAAGCTGGGGAGGATTTTGGAAAACCCCGGACCGACCACATTTTGAACTGAAAGGAAAATAAAATGTCACTAGAAGACGATGTAAAAAGCTGGCTGACCAGTAAAACAATCTGGGGGGCGATTATCGCTGCGGCTTCCCCTGTGGCTGCGAGCGTATTCAAGTTGGAATTCCCGCCTGAATTCTCTGCCGATCTTGCAGGGCAACTGGGTGCTTTATTCGGTGCCTTGTTAGCAATTTATGGCCGTGTAAAAGCGGTAAAGAAAATTGGCTAACCTCTGGACCTTCCTTGCCGAGCTATTCTTCAAGCTCTTAATACCCTTTGGGGCATATATGGCAGGGAAGGAAGCTGAGAAATCCGATCAGAAAGACAAGGAGATTGAACGTGCAGAACAAGGTGAAAAAGCATGGGCTAATCGGCCTAAGTCTAGTGACGATGCTCTTGAGCGGCTGCTCGATGCTGCAAACAAAGCCGACAAGCCCTGAGTATTCCAAGACCTTCCTCTTATGCGTTCGCAGTGAATGGAAAGAAAGCGTTCACGGGGTTTGTACGAAGGAGGCCTTGAAAGATTGGATGGTTATGAGCGGGATTTGATAAGATCTGAAATGTCTCTGGTCGCTCGTCTGATAGCGTGTCCGTGGCCCCACGCCCAACCAATACAAATACCCAAAATTAAACTTATCGGTTCCATGTTCTAGTTCTGTGAGGGTTTAGCAGGAACGCCGGGGAGTTTTACAGTTAGATCATGCCAATCTGCTGGCGAAATCGTGCCCAGCAATCCTGCTTTACCTATTCCGTGTATCATACTCTCCTCATATATAAAGAACCGGGGCCAGACTTGATACTGGCTCTTTGGCCTTCAGACGGAGCCGGGTTGCCAAGGTTGCGAAATTCTATAGCGAATCTCTCCCGACCTCGATGTGGGGTACGAAACCCTCATCCGTGTTGCGCTCCTGCGTTTCCTTCAACGCCGCCCGGTAGGAAAATCATACCCCCTATGGGAGATGGGGGCAAGAAATTACCGATACCTTTGAGAAGTTTCCGCCCTCGAAAACCCCATGCCATCCCCATGGGGGCAGGCCTCCACCTCCTTATGGGCTAGAATGACTCCCAGATCGTCCGCTATAGCGTTGATTGTCTGGATAGCTTCTTCTGCCCCGCACTTAAACCACTCGTTCCTGTGCCGTTTATGAGCCAATCTATCATGCGCTGATTTTTCAATTTTCCGGACTTGATCGACAACGGCGTATAAAGCCACCTGAATATCGAAGGGATTGACGCACTCAAGGGATTTCAGTCGGCCTAGAACGTTTTTGGTTATGCCGATTTTACAAAACTCTCCACATGAAAACACATATATTGCGTTCGGCTGTTGTCTCTTTTCCTGTCTCATAGAAAAATCTCATAATCAATAAATACAGGCATTTAATGTAGACCTTCTATATATTCTATGATACAAAAATCGTTCTTTACGTGATTGAAAACGCTCAATAAAGCGTTGCAAGAAACGGTGACTTTTAATCATGGGGTCGTGGGTTCGAATCCCACCGCGGTCACCACTTTTATTGACTTAAATGATTTTCCGAATGTCGTTAATGTCTCACAGAACGGCGTTTGTCTCATAGAATCATCACGGATAGCGTCACGGCTAGCGTAACGGTTTCACTCTTTCTGGTTTCCGACGATAAACTTTGCGGGTCATATTCGAATCCGCGTGGGCAAGTAAAGCTCTGGCATGTTCCAGACTGTCGGCATCGGAAGCGCATTTTGCCCGCAGATCATGCTCAGTGAATCTCTCTGTCACCTTCGTCTCAGCCAGCACTCGCTCCATAAAGCGGCCCCACATCGACTTCCAGCCCTCAGCATTTCCCGTTTTCTCGTCTACGTACCCGCGTCCATATTTATCGCAGAATATGAAAGGCGAAATGTCCACGGGACGGGCATTTTTTGCTTCATCAACCGCCAGCCTCAATTCGTCAGACCAATCATAAATTATGGGCTTTCCTGTTTTTGAGGTGGTGATATGAATACCCTCATCGCGACAATCGGAAACTCGCAACCGCAGAAGGTCACCCCGGCGCAAGCCCGTGAGAAGTTTGAGCTTGATGTATGCTCGTATGGCTCGCACGCTTCCTCTTTTCCGCACGCAAGGCAGACTAAGGCACTCGATAACTTCCCAATCTTCGATGTATCGGGTTCTGGGTTTTTCTCCTTCAAGTCGCACCTCACCTTTAAACGGATGTTTTGAAATATAGCCCCATTCGACGGCCTTCGTGTAAACGTGAGAGAGCAGGGCAATCTCTCTCCTGGCAGAAACTTTTTTCCCGCGCTTGTCGGCATATTTGTAAATGTGCTGCGGCTGCAAATCCCCCAAGTTCATATCACCGAAGACGGAGCGGATCTTCTCTATCTGCAAAGCATTTCCGGTTTGTGTAGTAGGGGCTTTTGTCGGCACGACCTCTAGGGCGTAACGGTCTAAAAGCTGGCCAATCGTCTGAGCTTTTTCGACAACAACCAGACGTGCCGCCCATACTTTGTAGGCTTCTGGTTTTGTATTGCCGAGCTTGAACCATTTTTTCCCGTCCCATTTATCTTCCATGCCAGGAGGGACGCGGTAATAAATCGCGCCGTGCTGAATCTTCCAGCGTTCCGGCAAGCCTTTGTTTTCAGGCAAACGTGCTTTAGGCATCAGAGGGCGTTCCAATTAGGTTCCCCTCCCTTCTTTGATGATTCAATCGGACTGTCAAACCGTTTCTCGATATGCGCTTTTAAGATCAAGGGATAACCATCCGGGCGAACATCATGAATTATCCGCATTTTTTGGAGTTCGCGGATTTGGGCCGGCCGTCTGACCTTGCCTGTGAGTTCTTTGATTTCGTCCCGGTTAAGGAACATCACCTCATCCCCCTTTCAAACGCTCAACGAATTTATATGCGGGCATATCACCTTTTCTGCTATTACAGAGGCGACACGCCAGAACTAAATTACGCGGTCTTTTTCCGCCTTTTGAGCGCGGCTTAACGTGGTCGAGCGTTGCAGTTTTCGCGGTAGGCTTTACTTTATAAATCGGCTTTTCCATTCGTTCTTTGCAGTAGAAACATTTTCCTTTTTGCAATTCCCACAAGCCTTCGAACTTGGTGCGCCCCCTTAGATGTCTGCAACGTATGTCAGGAATTTTATCGATCATTTTTTATCGCTTCCTTCAGGTCTTTGATGTCGGTCATTCCCATTCTCCTTTTTCTGCTTTAACGCCGCAAACTATGTCCCACTCAAGAAGCAAATCTTTCGCTGTTTGCAAAAGTGCCCGCCATTCTCTAGCCGGAACGTCCATATCCATGCGTTGCAAGAGAACCAATTCTCTGAATGCTTCGGCTCTTTGTTTTTGGTCGGCAGATAAGGCGTCTGGAATTTCCAGTTCAAAGATATGATCTGCTGCGCCGTATAAAGCTAAGCCAGCCCGCGTTTCTTCGGGGCCAATATCCCTTTCAGCATGCGCCAGAAATAAGCCTAGACAGTATGCGTATCCTTTTCCAAACTCGCTCATTTATCTTTGTTCCTTCTCCAGATAATTATTCGGTCTATATAGCTTCTCACACGCAATAATTCTTTCATTGGCAAATTATGAGGCTTTAAATAATCGTGCCGTCCGTGAAACCATATTTTAATAGGACGCGGCTTACTCATCTCCCCCTCCCGGCGTGGATGCTGCCTTTAAAAGTTCCGACAGAAACTCTTTGTGTTTAGGTATAAGTTTATCTGTACCGCAGTTACATTTTTCAGTTTCGTCTTCATAAGCTGGGCATTGATCAAAATCGTAGCTACTATGCAAGGGCGGGTTGCCCTCAACAAATTTTACAGCCTTGTTAAACAGTTCTTTCCGAACCATCACCCATCCATCAGGAACCCCGCAGATGCGTCCGGTTGAGGCTAGGTGGTCGATAGCCTGACGTAAATAATGTCTGGACGTTGTGCCCGGTGGAATCTGGGTAGCGCCGATTATCTCGTGGATTAACATTTCAACGTCCACATTCTGCCCCATGATTGCGCGGATGGTTTCGAGGGCGTCTGTATATATATTAGTAATTAAATTGTCATGTTCGGCAACAAGGCCAAAGCTGTCTTGCGCGTTTTCATACAAATCCGTTAGTGCTGCTTCGACGGTCTTGAGCGGGTGGGTCATTTAACACTCCTGATAAACATTCCTTTGGATAATTTAAGTGCGGCGACTATGCGGTCAGCGTCACCTTTAGCATTATCTCCGTACACAACGATGAAAGCCCCTCTAGTTGCGGAAGTCACCGGCACATCTTCGTGTATTTCGTAATAGATTTTTCCCGGACCATGATCGCCTATTCCGTTCTCGTCGCCCTCCATACGGTAGACATTAAAATTCCGGCTCATCCCTTCGCCCCCTCTGCTGCCCTGTTGCAATCAGGGCAGTCAACCGGATCGTTTTGAAAGCCCGTAACAAATCCGTAGCCTCCACAAGTCTTACAACTGCCTTCAACTTCGGATATTTCCTTCAGTAATTTATCTTGCCGCTGTTTAATAATTCTGAAAGCTGTTTCTGTTCTATTGGTGCCACCTATTACCTGAAGAGCATATTTCAAAGCCTCTGCTGTTATTTTGTCCGTTTGCAACTCCCCCTCAATCGGTGCGGGGCGGAGGGCGGCAAGCTCATCAGCTATCATGTCAATATGTTCGCGGGTATGGCCCGTGATTTTTACCAGTCTATTTTTAACAGCCTCCGCATCCCCCTCTCGGGCGCTGGATAGATCGGAGCGGCGGTTCCACATTTTTATATTATTTTCCAACGTGTCGTTTTTGGGGTCTATTGGGCATGCGCCGCATCCGTCACAGCAAATAACTCGCTGTGATGCTTTAAAACCCTCGCCTCCACAAAACGGACAGGGCAACAATTCCGGCATATCAGTCATGGGCGCTCCTTAATATTTTTTGTTCTAAAAGCAATCAGCAAAAGAGACTTTGCAGCCTCTAACAAATCGCGCTCGTGGTCATTTAGATCGCCCTTATTGTGCAGATCTTCCAGCTTGTTGATAATGGTCCAGAGTTTTCCCCGCTCGTAAGCAAGCATCATCTCTCCCCCGCAGCGGTTAAAGCTTCAGTTGGCGTCTTTCCATCGCCATATTTTGGCTTGTTCACATCGTTCTCGCAGCACACAGCCGCGTATCGGTCGCCATTTTCAAATGGTGTGTAGAGCTTGACGTGATATTTGTTCGGCACCTTCGCCAGCAACGCCTCCAGCCCCGCGCCGCTTTGGATTTCCCCGAGCATTGATATTGCTGTACCTATTTCGTAATTGGTTTCCTTCTGAGTGTCTTTTCTCGCCGCAGCCATGAGGACTTTTTTAATCGCCGTGATTTGGTTAGCATCCACCCCCTGCGCCTTACCTGGTGAAGGAAGCCCGCCTGCCTTATTGATTATTGGGGCAGCATCACTCGTTGTTTCCGCAGAGCGAAGGTTCGCGCCGGGTTCCTTCATAGATAAATCCTGCGCTTGCGTGAGGGCTTCAATTAATTCACGCTTCAGTGGCAATGTTTGTTCGCAGACGGAAACAAGACGGTTAATAATTTCCTGCCTCTCTCCTGTCACGCCGATAGCGTTATTAATCCCATTGCGGAAAGCGTTATCCAGTTTCTCAATCGCATCGAGCGCGGCCTGTTGGGGGGTCATGGGGTTCTTTTTCTCCATTTATTCGGTATAACGAGTTGGTCTGCCGGAAAGCCCCCACATCCGTCCTCTGTATAAATAGAGGTGAAAAACCATTGGTCTTCATGGACCATGCCGTTCCGTGCAAATCCACGCGTGGCAAGAATGACTGTGCCATTGAGCGCGTCATTAGTGACTTCCAAAATCTGACCATATGGGGCCTCATTTATATTTTTATTCCACTGGCTCATCTTCAAAACATCCTTTCCCGTTATAGTGTTTTAAAATCTCATTACATGATTGAACGATAACCATGTCGTTGTCGTAGGCGTCCGAATTGGTACAAACCTCTTGGCATGCAGGGATAATCCGGGCTTCCGGTATTAATGTCGGTTTTGGCAAAGGAAAACAGGCTACCGGTATCACAACGAATATGCCGATAAAAGCCGCAAGCCATAGCAATGTGTTTGTTTGGTCGCTCATCACCGCTCCCCCGGCTTCGAGTATTTGGCGAGGGTTGCTTCCGTTTCCAGCGCCGCCGGGGAACCTTTATAAAGTCGGTCGTGGACCAGTCTATATTCGTGGCTCCTTTTGACTAGGCGCACCAACTCCCTCACTTCCTGCGCATGCCGCACATTCTCACACGGCGTCCCGTTCTGCTTATCAAGCTGCTTTACGAGGGCTGTGTATTTCTCCTTGAGGGCAGCCAACTCCTGCACGGAATCGCTTGGTGCGTCGAATTGTTGCAAAATGTCAGAAACGATCTTGTCGCCGGATTTTTTGTACGCGGCTTGGTCTGCGGTTTTGAGCATTTCTTTAACCGGGTCGTATATGTGCACGGCATCGGGGGCGGGGGGTTCTGCCATGATCTGCTTTACTTTTTCTCGGTCAAGCCAAACCACTAAGCCCATGTCTTTTGTGCCATCTAAAGTTAATGGCGCATCTGTTCCGAATGTGATTTTTGTTCCGGTCTTGTGGTCATACTTAAAATCAATCCCGCTCGTATCGAGGTTCTGGAATTTAACCTGATCGTCACCGTGGCGTTTGATGAGTTCCGATAATTTCATGTTCTATTCCTCCCTCTCTGAAGCTGCTGGCTGCGGGGTGGCTTTGCTTTTTTTCTCATAACAATGTGGAGAATCGCGATGAGAAACATAGCCGAGGGCAGTCATTTTCTCGCGGCTTTCTTCTGATACCGCAACATACCCTGGCAATTTTGCATGACCGCAGCAGCTTTCAATCGTCTCGATTCCATGATCCCACAGCCATTTAATTTCAGGGATCATGCAAATATCGATGGTGATGAGCTTTCCATTTGGAGCCTGAACCAAAACAGCGTTTTTGTACGTGCCGAAATCGACGTTGTGGCAAAGCGGGGGAATATCATATTCATCCACCCAACCCGTGATTTCCTGTGAGCGAAGGGTGGCTTGCGGGTGTTCACCGGGCCTATACATCCAGTGCGTTGTCGCCTCGGCAACTTCGGTTTTGTATTCGCCGTAATGCTGGTTTTCAGGATGCGGAGCCGGATATAGGTCAAGCGCCTTCACATCGAAGTATTGCTCTCCGCCGAAGTCATGATCGGCTGTGTGAGCGATGACGCGAAGTTCTTCATCATACGGCGGTAATCTATCCTTAACGCTTATAAGCCCACCGGAACCATCGTTTACATTTTCTGCATTCACACCAGTAGGTTCGGTGGCACAATTCTTTCCCGGCGCATCCCCACCCTCAGTCTGCTCAACCCCCGTCCGGGTGCGCAGGCCCTCAGTCATCATTCCGAGCCACATGTTAGGGTTCCAGTCGTAGCTACCTTGATCGAGAAAGCGTTCGGCAAGAATGAATGCAGCGGCTTGCCATTTGATTTCTGAGTCCTCATCTGGCAGACCCGCGTCTTGTGGCGGGCGGGTGTTCCAAGCTTTTATCGCGTCTATAACCATTTCTTTTTTGCGGGCGTCATGCTGAGGTGTATTGAAATGAAAAGAGTTTTCAAAGAATGGCCCGCACGTTAAGCAAGCATCACAAACCACAGCGCAATCAGTCCCTTGGTCATTAACTTCAGGTCTTCCACCATCCGGGCAAAACGGGCACGGCAAGAGTTCAGGCATCGGCTTCAATTCAGGGGTCATGCGGGCACCCGGACGAGGATGTAGCCAAGCTTCTCGTGCCCAAATCCGGGTGGCAAATTAGCTTTATGTTTCTTTTGCTGATTGCGAATTTCCTTCAGATTTTTATGCAGACTGGCTTTAGTGCGACCACAGGCAAAATACAGCCCGGTTCTAAAATCATCGGCCAAAAATACCGCAGGCTGTCCGTCCATTGTGTGCATGTACATCGTTTTATATTTCTGTTTCTTCATTCCCATCTCCTATGCTGTGGGGGTTACTTCAATCCGCGTAGATTTGCGGAACTCGTTCTGTACAACTCAATCCTGGTATCGGCGGCTTTCATCTTTGTAATGAAGAAACTTTCCGATCTCACCGCTTCCGCGTATCTGTCTAAAGCTTCTTTGTAGTCATTGCTTGCCAGTGCGGTTGCTTCTTTATGTCCTTGTGTTCCGTCTGTTCGGAGCATGATTTCAGATTTAACAATCCTCATTAATTCCTCGGACTTGGCCTTTTCTGCCTTTGCGTCAGCTAGGTTCTGGACATTGTCGTAAATCCATTGTCCTGCTGCTTCGGCCTGTTCATCTGTAATCACGGAAAATTCTCCAATAATGCCAAGGCCGCATCTGTATCTCCGGATACTTTGTAAAGATCGTTAGCAAGCTTCTTTGCTCTGTCTATTCCGCCAAAATGTGACCAGTAAGTTAATTCTCCTATTTCGTGTTGAATGCGGTGTTCATTAACGCTTAATGGAAGACAAAAATTATCCCCGCTCTTTAATCCTATGGAACGTTTTCCTTCAGAAACATGAGCGCATTGAACATCGGTATGTCCTGTAACGCAGCAGGGTAGGGACGCTATAAACCGCCTATGCTTCTCATCCCTGATCCTGTTTTCTTTTTTGACGAGCATGTGATCTTGGTTAGAAAGGAATTTCAGAGCTTTCGTCCCACGCTTCTTTTTGAGCCTGACGCGACGGAGGGGCTTCTTTCGTTTCATTCTTCACCTTTGGTCTGATTGATCCTGACAGCCATGTATCTTTATTTTTGTCCGTCTTTTTCCAGATGTTGACCCAATATTCTTTGCCTTCAATGAGCATCGTTCCTGTAAGATCAGCGTGTTCTTTTTTCTCTTTGCGCTTGTTTTTAAATGCGCTGAAAGTCATGTCTTTTTGTTCGTAGGCCATTGGTTCTCCTATTCTGCGGCGTGTGGGATGCGTTTGTTGTAGGCTTTCATAAGTCTTTGATATGGCGTGCCTTCAGATGTTTGGTACTTCTGGGCGCCCAAGGTAATGTCGAGAGCTTTCAGTTTATGGTCGTTTTCTACCATCCAATCCCCCAGCTTTTTATTGTCCTTGGCTTTCTCGATCAGCTTTTCCGAATAAGAAAGAAACTCGACAGCTTCGGGCACATCTAGGAATGCAAACTTGGGTGGGATTATCGTCACTCCGTTCTTGATCTGCGTTTTTCTGATCTCGATCTGCTGGGAAATCAGATCGTTCGTTTGATCTGACAGGCTTCCGAATTCATCGCCCATTTCATCAACGAGAGAAGGGATGTCGTCCGTATTCCCCAATCTGTAGAGAAAGTCGCGCATGAAAACTTTTTCTTCCCTGCTGGCGTCTTTCTTATTGTCCGGTTTGTGCTCGATTAAATCTCTCTCCGGATCATCGCCAGTTTCTAGACTTAATGCCTTCAATAGGGCATACTTGACAGCATAAGAGATTGCTTTTCCGGGGCCCTTGTCTTGTGTGTCGATCCCGTAGCCGACCGAGGGAACAGCAAAACTTTCCTTGGGGTCGTCAATGTTGATAAACACAACGTCCAACTCAACTTCTGTCCGGTTTCCATCCTGAAAGCGCTTAAGGTTTTGTGGAACGGCCAGAACGCCATGGTTTAAAAGAGCAGGGCGAACGGCAGCAGTAACACCGTCATGAGATACAAACCTATATTGGTTGTTCACCATCTTGTCCTCTTTCTGCACGTATGAGACTTCCTTCATTACTGCATGCAGTCTTTGGAACAGGTTTTTTGGTTTATCGTTCATTGCTTAATTCCTTTCAGATTAATTTCCCACGGGAACAAAAAAACTGGAGAGGGACTAAAGAAACGCAGTTTGCCCCTCTCCGAGTTGACGTGTTTGCCCGTTAGGGCAGGGGATTCAGGTCTTACGACCGGAAACTTTCTGTTGTCGTTGCTGCGTTCGTGGGTGTAGTTCATGAGCGCACCGGGATTTGCATGGCGAAGAAGATGTCGCAATAATCAATTTGCGATCCGTCCGAAAACACTAGTCCGGAAAAACCCGGAGTATCCAAAGCTTCTCTTGAAGCGATTTCAGCGTCTTCGCGACTATCAAATAAATAGTGGCCGTACTTAACACCAAAGCTAGTTAGGCAAGCGTTTCGCCACTTCCCCTTATACTCTGGTAGCGGATCGAGGATTTTCTGGACGTCTAAATCATCCTCAAACCCCGCTATTCTCCTGAGCATTTCTCCTGATTGTTGTTTGTTCATGCCGCACCTATTTTCCGTCAACGATTAGTTTGTAATCAACCTTGCGACCGACCTCATATATGCGAGTAGATTTGGGTGCTCCGGCTTCTCGGAGAAAGGTCCTTACCTGATCGACAGTTTCAAATTCAAACCATTGACCGTCGCATGTAAGCCAAGAGCGCCCCTCGTATCTCACCAGAAATTTAATTTTCTTCTTGGGTTTTTTCTTTTTAGTCATTGCATTGCCTCGATCTGTAGTATGGTTTTAGAAATATGCTTCCGTGCTGTTAAAGTTCTCTTAGGGTCTACGTCTCTCAAGTGGAGGACGACATCCGAGAGGATTTTCTTTATGAGTTGCATTTCGTTTGTCATTCTTCGCCTCCAGTTATTCTCCCCAGAACAAAGGCGAAACCAATAAGCATATAAAAGCAGATAGACGAACCCATAGTGTCCGCCCGCGTCCATTCCTCTTCTCGTCCAAGCACGAGTAAAAAAACAAAAAAGAAAGAAATATTGAGAGCGAAAACACAGACGACTGATTTCATGGGTGCACCACCAGATATAAAAACACCGCTGTAACGAGGGCCCCGCACCATGCAAGGGATTTGTCGGTCATAGGCCACCTCTAGCTTCCAACATGGCGTCTGCGGTTGTGTAAGCATCTTTTATTTGCGCTTCACGTAGTTGCTGATGCGTCAGGCCCATTCTTGATAAATCACCATGGGTAAAGCTCTTGCCAGCGATGATGCCTTGCAAAGCCATTCCCGCAAACCATTCGCGCATGGACATGCCGTTCCAATGTTCGCCATTATCGTTCTGCGTCGGAAACGCCGGGCCGCCATCGTCGATCTTGTCCATCACATCGCCCCCGAGTTCACAGATTGACGCACATAGGCTAGGTGTTCTTCAAAGCTTGGCAGCTCTGCTGGTTTCCAAATGTCGCGCTCGATAGACTTGATTACAGCCTCAACATCAGGGGCGTGTTTGTCGCCTTGGACACGGAGGATATTGAAAGCTCCTCTGAGCAATTCATTTACGATTTGTCTTTCGCGGTTAGTCATCGCTTCTCTCCCAGAAATATTCGATTACGCCGATAGCTTCGCCGCAGTTCTGGATGAGGTTTTCAATCTCAAGGTCAAACTCCTTTTTGAAATCCCGCCCTGAGTGTGCGCCATGATTTACATTCCATCCCGTATAGGGCGTCATGGCCTGTAGGCGTTTTTGAATGTCGGTGAGTTCTGCCTTCAGCTTGTCCAGATCGTGAAAGATCGGCATGTGCGTCTGATGGACATCTACTGCGGTTCTGGTTTCCATGTTCGTCCCCTTGTTAAGTTCGTAGGGTCAAGTTACAACTAGTAAACACCGATGTCAACAAAAAAGTTACAGGCTGTAAATTTATTTTTTCAGTATGAGGAGTGTTTCAGGAAATGCAGGACAG